AACATATTCCGGCGCTTGGACTCTTCTTTTATCGCTTTTACCTCCGCGCCGGGGGTTGGGCGATCCTTTACAGCTAATCTTGTATTGTTGGACGAATGGGCGTTTCAGCAATATGCTAGGGAAATATGGACTTCCGCCTATCCGACCATCAACCGGCCCACCGGGGGCAAGGTGATCGGCCTATCCACGATTGAGCGCGGTACGCTGTTTGAGGACATTTGGTGCGGGGACTTTGGATTCAACAAGATATTCCTCCCCTGGACAGCTGACCCGCGCCGGTCCGTAGCGTGGTATGAAGCCACGAAAAAGGCCATGGGCGACATGATTATGCAGGAGTACCCGGCGACGCCCGAGGAGGCCCTTACTATCCCAGGCGGCGCGTTCTTCCCAGAGTTTAAACCCCATACTCACATTGTGGAGGAGGGGGACTTGGAGGGACTGAGCCGGTATGTATCCATTGACTACGGACTGGATATGTTTGCGGTTCTCTTCTATGCGGTGGATCTGAGCGAAAATGTGCTGGTTTACCGGGAGATTTACGAGAGCGGCCTGGTGGTGCCCAAGGCGGCTCAGCTCCTGCTTGACGTAATTGGCGAGGAGGAAGTGGATGCAATTTATGCCCCTCCCGACCTGTGGAACCGGAACAGGGATACCGGCCGGTCCACGTTTGAGGTATTCGCGGACTACGGTTTGTTCCTGAGCCGGACAAGCAATATCAGAGAACAGGGCTGTATGAACATCAAGGAGTATTTAAACCCGGTTTCTCAGATCAACGACCAGACAGGGGAGGTCAAAGTTCTTCCGAGGCTGAGGGTTTTGAAAGACGCCGCACCCAATCTGGTGCGCTGCCTTACGAAAATCCAGAGGGACGATAAAAAACCGAATGAGTATGCAAACACGCCCCATGAGTTGACCCATATTGTGGACAGCCTGCGGGCGTTTTGTATGGGACGGCCCGCTCCCCAAATGGTAATTCAGCGGGAGGACGAACTTGAGATTGACGACCAGATACAGGAATTTTTAGAGCTGGGGAGGTAGCCATGGAATATGCGATCATGGGCTTGATTGTCCTGGTTCTCGTTGTGGTTTTGAAGCAGCCGCGCAGCATTGAGGTGCATTTTCACAATCCCGAGGAGAAACCAGAAAAAGGCGAGCTGAGCGAGGAGGAAAAGCAGCTTTTGAAGATGCTCTCCTGGAACGGAGACCCGGATGAAGATTAGAAAGAAACCGGAGGAGATATATCAGGAGTACGAAAGGGGCCAGAGTTTCAACGAAGCCATTGACCTGTATCAAAATGTACGAAAAAATGAGCGGTTTTTTATTGGGAACCAGTGGGAGGGACTGAACGCTCCCGATCTTCCCAAACCGGTTATGAACATTTTGAAAAGGGTTGTAAGCTATTTTGTGGCGATGCTCTCCAGCGACGATATTGCCGTCTCATTCACTCCGGTCAATCCGGACGCCGAGATGTTCTGTTCCGTTCTCACAAACGAATGCGAGAGGGTGATCGAAAAGGCAAAGATCAAAGCAAAGAACCGCGATCTTCTCAGGGATGCGGCAGTAGATGGGGATTGCTGTCTGTATCTGTACTTTGACCCGGATGTTGAGACGTACCAGGACGCAAAAGGGGATATCCGGGCGGAAATTGTTGAGAACATCAACGTATACTTCGGCAATCCCTATATCCATGAGGTACAGGATCAGCCGTATCTCATTATTGCGCAAAGAAAACTCCTGGAGGATGTGAAAGAGGAGGCCAGGGAGCACGGCGAGGACTGGGAATCCATTCAGGCAGATGAGGATTCAAATCAGGATGAGAAGAATCCGGATGGGAGGATGTGCACTGTTCTGGTGAAGTTCTGGCGGGAGAATGGGACTGTGTGGTGCCAGAAATCCACTGCGAAATCCATTGTGCGCAAAGCCTGGGACACAGAATACCGGCTTTATCCCGTTGCGTGGATGAATTGGGACAAGGTGAAGAACTGCTACCATGGCCAGGCGGCGGTTACTGGTCTTATCCCAAACCAGTTGGCCGTCAATAAGCTCTATGCGATGGCCATCCGTTCTGTGGAGATGACTGCTTTCCCTAAGATCATCTACGATAAAACGAAAATCAGGCATTGGACAAACAAGGTGGGAGAGGCTATCCAGACCACGGGTAACCCGAACGAGGCCATTGCTTCCTCCTATCGCGCTCAGGATATGAGCTATCAGGTCATGGACTTAATCAATACCACGGTTTCCATGACACGGGACGTGATGGGCGCTTCGGACGCAGCCCTGGGCAATGTCAAGCCGGACAACACCTCCGCCATAATTGCCGTACAGCAGGCGTCCGCGATCCCCTTGGAACTGCAAAAGCTCTCCTTCTATCAATTCGTCGAGGATTATTGCCGCATTATGGTGGACATGATGCGGTGCGACTTCGGGCCAAGGCTGGCAAAGGTCTCCATTGAGGGGGAGGAGCTGGTTTTGCCATTTGATTTCAGTCAGATTGAGAGCGCCATTGCCGACATGAATGTCGATGTGGGCGCGTCGTCCTACTGGTCGGAGATCGTCCAGACCCAGACGGCGGACAACCTGTTTTCAAACCAGATTATAGATCCCGTGCTGTATCTGGAGTCGATCCCGTCTAAGTACATCAAGAACAAAAACAAGATAATCCAGGCATTACGGGCCAACCAGATCACGCCAATGCAGACAGCGTCGGGGGTGCTTCCCAACCAGGAGGCTCCCACGGCGTTTTTTAATGCCCGAATCGCAGACACGAACCGGGCCCATCAAGTATAAGGAGAGAGACCATGGAAGAAAACACCATTTTTTCCGAAGACATTTTCGAGGACACCAACTCGACCGAACCCGAAAGGGAACCTGAAAACGAGAATGAGCCTGAACGGGAACCTGAAAACGAGCCGGAAGAGGAAAAGACCGAACAAACCATTCGCGTCAAGTACAACGGCGAAGAAAAGGACGTGCCCATCTCGGAAGCGCAGACCCTGATCCAAAAAGGCATGAACTATGACAAGGTGAACGAAAGGCTTACCAACTCCAAGGAGCTTCAGCTCCTGGAGCATTATGCCAGGATGAACGGTATGAGCCGTCAGCAGTATGTGGACTTCCTGGAGAAGAACAAGAACCAGGCGATTGCCCGTAGGGAGGCGGAAAGCCTTAAACAGAAATATCCGGATTTGCCGGACGACGTTGTCCGGGAGATGGGTGAGCTCAAAGCCGCCGCCGAGGAAAAACGCAGGGCGGAGGAGGAGCAGGCCAGAGCCAGATTGGCTCAGGAGCAGATGTGGCGGGAGTTTGTAGAAAGCTATCCCGATATCAAAAAGGGGGAGGACATTCCCGCAGAAGTTCGGGAGGAGATCGACAAAGGGAAGACGCCCGTCGAGGCAATGCGGCAGTATGAATTGGCTACAGCCCGCAAGGAGATTGAGGACTTAAAACTCAAACTTGCGGCATTCGAAAACAACAAACGGACCAAGGAAAAGGCGCCCGGGAAGATGGGAGGGAGCGGAGAGACCGAATCCGACCCATTCCTGAGCGGCCTTTTTGACTAGAAGGAGGACATAAATGGCAATCAATCTTCACAAGAAGTATGAAACCAAGCTGGCCGAAATCTACACCCACAATTCCTTTGTGGAGGGCCACACAAACAAGGACTGGAGCTTTTCCGGCGTGAAGTCCATTCTGATTCCTACCCTGGTTACTCAGCCCCTGAACGATTACCAGCGCAGCGGTACGTCCCGCTACGGCACGCCTACTGATCTCCAGGATACCGCCCAGGAAATGACCATGACCCAGGACAAGGGCTTTGCCATCGTCATTGATAAGGGGGATAACTCCGAACAGCAGATGATGAAGTCTGCCGGACATGCAATGAAACGCCAGATTTCTGAGCAGGTCGTGCCTGTCATCGACAAATATGCACTCAAACGGTGGGTAGAGAACGCCGGGAAAGCGGAGGCGACCAGCGCCGCCCCCAGCAAATCTACCACCGTGTCGATGCTCCTGGAGGCTGAGGTGTGGCTAAATGACCACTTTGTGCCTGAGTCTGACCGCTGGTGCTATATTCCCAACAAGTATATCAAATACCTGCGCACCAGCGACGAGTTCTCCGGCTGCGACGGGATTGTGAACAACATGCTGGTGAAGGGTTATTATGGCAACTTCTCCACATTCAAGATTGTTGGAATTCCGGAATCCTACCTCCCCGCCAACGTGTATTTCATGGTTGCCCACAAGGGTTCCGTCATCCTTGCTCAGAAGATCAGGGATACCAAGATTCACCAGGACCCTCCCGGCATTTCCGGGCACCTGCTGGAGGGACGGTATAACTACGATGCGTTTGTGGTAGGCGAACGTTCCAGCGGCGTCTATGTTTCTGCGGCCACTGCTTCTATCTGCGCAACGCCTACGATCACGATCTCGTCCCACTCCGCAACAATTGCTACAACGACTTCCGGAGCCACGGTCAAGTATACATTGGACGGCACCGATCCCAGGTATTCCACGACGGCACTGACCTATACCACCGCAGTAACGACCACGGCGGGGGTGGTTGTTAAGGCTGCCGCTGTGAAAGATGGACTTGCCGCCAGCGCTGTTGCCGAGAAAGCCGACGCCTAACTACATGCCGCCGTTTGGCGGCATTCGCTTTATCTGGGGCCAGGGAAAACGAATACCGCCAAGGTATGGGTAATTTCTAAGGGAATCCGGTGAAAGGAGGGCCCCACATGACAGGCCAAGAGATATATGAACTGGCAAGCTCCTTCCTGTATGAGAAGGACAACGAGGACCCGGACAGCAAGAGCTTTGCGCCGGGCTTTTTGAATCTCCTGCTCCAGGAGGCTTTGCCATATGAGAACTCCGTCCGGGAGTTTGAGGGGCGGGAACCCCTGGAGAAGGCGCAGGTGGTGGCCTCTTTGGATGAGACGGTCGTCTATTGCGACCAGATCACGCGCGCGGCCCTGCCCTATGGATTGGCGAGCTGGTATTTCCAGGAGGCATTGGATAATTTCCAGGCGGAGAACTACAGAAACAAGTTCATTGCGGGACTGGAGGACGCCAAGAAGTATATCCCCGGCAGCGTAGTGGACGTATACGGGTGGTAATATGGCACAGAGCGTAACCCCCAAGGATATCAAGGAGATCAAGAAGTACGTCAAGCAGTACCGGAACTTCATGGGCGTGGATTTCTCCACGGACCAGACCCAGATTTCCCCCGCCCGGTCCCCCTACGCCCTCAACCTCATCCCGGACGTGGCGGGGTTCCCGGAAAAAAGACCGGGCTGGAAGTCCCTGCACAACTACGGTTCTGAGATATACGGCGTCCATTACTGCGTGCTCTCAGACGGTGTTGGGCGT